AAGTTCAATGCTAAGTGATGTTGTGAGTAATGTCGGCGATATTTCTTCTCTTGGAAGTTTCTCATCAATTGCAGAAAACTTAGGTGGAATTGATGGGCTGAAAGATCAGCTCTCGCAAGTTTCTGGATTAAGTAAAAATTTAGGAAGTTTAAACGATTTAACTTCCAGCATTACTACACAAGGAACATCCGCTTTATTGCAAAACCCACTCTCAGGAAATATAACTGATTCTTTGTCAAAAGTCAATCAAATAGGAAGTGTTGGTGGTTCAGGATTACTCAATCAAGTTTCATCAAAAATGGAGTCGGTTTCGCCAGGTCTTTCATACAGCATTGATAGTTCTATGAGTTCACTCACAACATCTTTAAATAAGTTTGAATCGCATACGAATATATTGAGTGGTATCACAGAAAAAAGGTTTTACGAATATGCGCCGACGGGCGTCGACCAATATTATTATGACACTAACGATTTAGTTAGAATCGGAACTCAATTAAACAATAATCTTGGTATGAATTCTGAAGTTTTTTTACAAAATGCAGCCTCAGCTCTTTATTCCACAGATACTTTAAATTCAATAAATGAAAATATTACTGTCGATATAATTGATGGTTTCAATATTATAAACGGTCTAACTCCAGACGGTGGGGCTAATGATGCTATAATTTTACAGGTATCAGAAAGAATTAGTTCTAGTATAAATAATCATACTAGTACAATTGGTAATATTGTGGAAAATGACCTGACTGCAGCAAATTATTACGACGAAAAGATTAAATCTACTTCCACGGTTGAGACTGTATCAAACACAATAAACGCTGATGGATTTTCTTCTTTAAAAAATCTATTGGTAAAACCCGAATATATGGATTTAATGTCATATAAATGAGCACAGTAAGAGAATATAAAGACTTCGATTTAAATTTTGGTATACATCCAATAACGAAAGATATTGCTAAAAAAACAGGCGCTAATGCTGTGGTGCAAGCCCTCAGAAGTATTATTCTAATGAATCATTACGAGAAGCCATTCCATCCAGAAATTGGCTCAAATGTTAGAAAATTATTATTTGAACCTGTAGACCCAGTAACTGCTAATATTCTTGCCGCTGAGATTAAAATTGCAATTAATAATTTTGAACCTCGCGCTACTGTTGAAAATGTTTTTGTTGTTGAAAATTTTAATAGAGATGGGTTTGATGTGACGGTTGAATTTTTTATTAACAATACAGCCAGACCTTTGGTTGTTTCGTTTTTTCTAGAAAGGTTAAGATAAATGGCTTCAAAACTTTCAGTCGCTGATTTAGATTTTGATGCAATCAAAACTAATCTAAAGCAATACTTACAAGCCCAATCAGAATTTTCTGATTACGATTTTGAGGGTGCTGGTCTTAATATTCTTCTTGACATTCTAGCGTACAATACGCATTACAACTCGTTTTATTTAAACATGATTGCAAATGAGATGTTTTTAGATTCGGCTTCACTAAGACAATCTGTTGTGTCTCACGCAAAATTATTAGGATATACACCAAGATCTACCACATCTTCGGAAGCGACTGTAAATTTAACTGTCACCAAAGGTGCTGCTGATATTACAACGAATCTTCTTTTACCAAGATTTTCTCAATTTTATAGCCAAGCCAAAGATGGCCAATCATATGGGTTTTTAACTGTAGATGATACTTTAATTTCAAATGTCGGATCAACATTTTCCTTCGCTAATGTTGCAATTAAGGAAGGTGTTTCCGCGAGTTATGTTTACCAATTAAATACATCAACAAACCCAAAACAGGTTTTTGAATTGCCTGATGTTGAAATTGATACTTCTACTTTAAAAGTTATAGTTCAAAAATCTTCAACTGAAACTGAAAAAACTGTATATACGCTCGCGACCGATGCTACGGAGGTTACATCTACAAGTACAGTGTATTATTTAGAAGAAGGTAATGCTGGAAAATATAGAATATATTTTGGCGATGATGTATTCAGTAAAGGACTAAGCAACGGAAATTTAGTTGCAGTTTCTTACATTGTATCTTCTGGTGCAGCGGCAAACGCACTAAACAAATTTAAGTTAGTTTCTCAAATACTTTCTGGTTCAACTTCTGCTGTTACGACAGTTAAAAATTCTACTGGCGGTTCTTCAAAAGAATTAATTGATAGTATTAAATTTGCTGCGCCGAAATCGTTTATCTCAAATAATCGTGCAGTAACCAAAAACGATTATATTACAATGATTAATAAAAAGTATCCATACTTTGATGCAATTAATGTTTGGGGTGGAGAGGAAGAAACCCCACCTGTTTATGGAAAAGTATTTTTAGCATTAAAACCGAAACTTGGATATGAGATAACTGATGTAGAAAAAACTTATCTAATTAATGAAATTATTAAACCATTCAGCGTATTAACGGTAACTCCTGAATTTGTTGACGTTAGTTATGACTATTTGAATATAACTGCCGAAGTTAGATACGATCCTAAAGTTACGAATAAAACTCCGACTCAAATTCAAAGTACAGTTAGAGCAGCGATAGCATTATTCGCTGACGATACTTTAAATACTTTTACTTCTACATTTAAACTTTCAAGACTTCTACAATATATTGATAACTCAGATCCTTCAATCTCATCATCAACAGCGGATTTGTTTATCGAGAAAAGATTTAGTCCAATTCTAGGAAGCCCTGAAAACTATACTTTACAGTTTGGAACTGAACTTAGGAGAGGAGCTTCTTCTAAAGATAGACTCTACAGCACTCCAGCGTATACTCAACAAGATGCGACTGGTGTAACCAGAAATGTATTTTTGGAAGAAACTCCACAATCATTTTCAGGTATTGAGAGTGTAGAAATATTAACTTCTGGTGCAAATTATACTAAGACACCAACGGTTACTATCGACGGCGATGGAGAAGGTGCTTCTCTTCAAGCAATTATTGTAAATGGTAAATTAAAATCTGTTAACGTACTTTCTGCTGGTGTAAACTACACGACCGCAGTACTAACAATTACACCTGCTGATGGGGACTTCTACGGTTCTGGTGCGACAGTAAGAGCTGTAATTCAAGGAAGAACTGGCGCTATAAGAAGCACATACTTTGACGACACTGGCGCAAAAAGAATTTTAGATCCTAATGCAGGAACTATAAATTATGTTACTGGAACAATAAAATTGACTGGATTTACTCCAATTGGTGTTGCTGATACTCTTGAAGAAATTAAGGTTTATGCAAAACCGAATACGCTAGAGTTTAGTTCGTCCAAATCTACAATCATAACTTTAGATCCATATTCGCCTCTAGCGATAACTGTAAACATAAAAGCCATATAAAATATGTCAATTGACCAAAAAATATCGCTGTTAGTTGAAGATCAGCTACCTGATTTTGTTCAGTCTGACTATCCAGCATTCGTAAATTTTATCAAAGCATATTATGAATGGATGGAACAAACTTCTGGAGTCACATATTCATCCAGAAAACTTTTAGACTACTCAGACGTCGATGAAACAACAGACGAATTTTTACAGTATTTTAAAACTAAGTTTCTTCCATATTTTCCAGAAGATATTCTTTGCGATAAACCAAAACTTATAAAAACAATTAGAGAATTTTATCAAAAGAAGGGTAGTGAAGAATCTTTGAAGTTTTTATTTAGAGTTCTATACAATCAAGAAATTTCAATATCATATCCAAAAGAAAATATCTTAAAGGCTTCTGATGGTAAATGGTATGTTCCTCAAGTATTTAAAGTTACATCTTCAAATACAAGCCCATCCTTAGATCTAGATACTCTAAAGAAAAGAAGAGGACTCGGAACTGAATCTTCAGCAAGCTGCGTAATTGAAGCTGCATATAAAACAATAGATTCTTCAACTAACCAAGAAATTTTTGAAGTTTATGTATCAAACATAAATCGTAAATTTTTAAATGGTGAAAATTTAGAAATTTCTTACGTTGCGGCAAATGGCTCAACAGTTTATTTGTTTTCCGAAACGATTATTGGCTCGCTTTCTAAAATTGAAATTGATCCAAACAATAGGGGATTGACATATAAAAGTGGAGACCCTGTTGTAATAAGTGGTGGTCTTTCTGCTGTGAATCCAGTAAAGGCTGTAGCAACTGTAGGTGATGTTACTTCTGGACAGCTACAGTCAATTTCTGTTGTTAATGGTGGTTATGGATTTAGAGTTTATGCTAATGGAATAATTAATGTTGCAAATACAGGAACTGACACGACAGGATCTGGCGGCGCTGCAAAAATTTCTGCTATTGGAAATACAACAACATTAAATGTTAGAACTGATACTATTAATTCTCACGCATCAATTTTACTCTCAAGTTCAAACTATCAATTTTCTAATTTTGCATCATCAAATACAAATACAGAATTGTGGCGAGCACTAAAGATAGAAAGTATATCCGTCGGTCCGATACAAAGTGTAACTTTGTC